TAACAGGTTCATTAATACAATCAGGAACATTCTTTGCGGATCAAATTGATGTTAGTACAGGTAATATAGTAGAAGGTACAGGTTCTTATGTAGCGACATTTAATAATAATGGTATATTAGAATATGACACATACGCAAATATTGCAGGTGCTTTAAGTCCATATATAAATTCAAACAGGGATGGTTTAATTACAACAGGTTCAATAGGTGAAATTCAACCTATAACAGGTTCTTTAAACTTAACAAGTATTGATAATATAACAATAACAAGTACCCCTGTGGTTGCAACAGATGGTGGTGGAAGTACATTATATATTGATTATGGAAACCCTGATCCAATATATAATTATTTTCAAAATGTTCTTTTATTTTCAGGAATAACTGTAAATGGTACAGGAGTATCAAATGCAGACGTAACAGGATTTAATTATGGTGATCCTTATATTGAACTTTATTTATCAAGTGGTACGGTTGTAAGTGGTGATGTATATACATTAACAGGACCTTATCCAACTGCTTTAAATATTAATTCTGATCAATTAAAAATAACAGGTTCATTAGATGCAAGTAGTGGTTTTTATACACCAGCTGGTTTGACTATACAAAACGAAGATGGTAGTGGTGTTCAATATGGTGGTGTATATGTTAATTGTGATGGAGCAGACCAAACAAATATATTTAGTTCATTTAATGTTTCTAATGGTAGTTCTTACGGCACATTATATATGGCGTTAAGTAGTTATACACCGATGTATGGTGGTCAAGCTGTACCAACAATATATGCAGGTGGATATTATGATGGTGGACAAGGTTATGGTTCTACAGACACAACGATGACTTTTTATAGTTCATCTATTCAAATGTGGAAACCTACAAGTTTTAAAGCACCCGTTGCTATAACAGGTTCAGTAAGGATAAGTGGTAATACAATAGTTACAGGTTCATTACGAGTAAATGGTAATACAAGTATTACAGGTTCATTAAATGTAAGTGCTGGTATAATAGGTTCATTACAAGGTACAGCATCTTTTGCAACAAGTTCATCTTTTGCAACAAGTTCATCTTTTGCAACAAATGCAACAAGTTCATCATTTGCAACAAATGCAACAAGTTCATCATTTGCAACAACATCATCATTTTCAACAAACTTTAGTAAAACAGGTTTAATAACCACAGGTTCAGTAGGAATAACTCAAAATATTACAGGTAGTTTAAATATATATAATGGTTATGGTGTTGATAATAGTTCTATAATTGTTACAGGTTCTATATTAACTTCAGGTTCAATAAATGGTATGAATTTTTGGAGGGGGCCTAATGATAGTGGAACACAAGTAGGTATTGGTACTAATGCACTAAAAAGTAGTATAAGTGGTTCATATAACTTAGCAATAGGTGGTGGTGCTTTACAAAATAATATTAGTGGTTCAGATAATGTGGCGTTAGGTACAGGAACATTAAATAATAATTTAGCATCAAATAATATTGCAATAGGTTCATTTACACTATCTGTTAATACATTAGGTACAGATAATAACGGTATTGGTAGGGGAGCTTTAGGTTCAAATACAATAGGTAATTATAACTTAGCAATTGGTAATAGTGCTTTATCTACAAATGTCTCAGGTAGTTATAATGTTGCGATGGGTAATAATTCTTTATCTAATAATAAAGCTAGTGGTAATACTGCTATAGGAGATGGTGCACTATCTAATAATACAATAGGTATTTATAACGTGGCAATTGGTCAAGATAGTTTAACACAAAATGGAACTGGTAATAGTAATGTTGCAATTGGTAAAAGTACGTTATTGTTTTTAACAACTGGTAATAGTAATGTGGCAATTGGTGGTTCAAGTGCTGCATATCTTACAACAGGTAATGTTAATACTGCTATTGGTTCATTTTCTTTAACAAATGGTGGTTCAGCACAAGGTAACGTTGCAATTGGAACATCAACAATGCAATACGCAAGTGGTTCAGATAATATTGTTATTGGTGCTAATGCTGGTGTTTATTTAACAGGTTCAAGTCATATTGTATTTGATAATCAAGATAGACCAAATAATACATATCAAACAGGTTCAATCCTTTATGGTACGATGGATAATAACCCATCAAATCAAACATTAAATATTAATGCAACAACAACTGTTCAAGGTTCATTAAAAGTAACAAACGGACTTTATTATTCATCAGGTTCAAATACAACAATTGGAACGGTAGCTTTAAATGGTGGAAACCCTGGTGTTGCAACAGTTTCAAATAGTTTAGTTACATCTAATAGTATTATATTCTTAACCAAACAAACAAATACTAATAGTGGAAATGGAACTGTAAGTGTAACATCAAAAGGAACAGGAACATTTAGTATAACATCAGACCATAACGGTGACACAGATGTTGTCGCTTATCAAATTATAAACCCAATATAACATGGAAATACAATACACAATAACCCCCGAACCAACACCATTACCAACCCCAATACCACAAGAACCAACTGAATAATGGATTTAAATCAAATAACTCCTATTATTGAAAAACTTGTAAAAGATACATTACGAGAAAGAAATTATCCATTTGGTGGAAGACCAGGTTCTGTATATGGTGGTTTATCAAATAAGGTTGCATCGGGAACTTTACTTAATAGTGTTAAAGTTTTAACTAAAAGACAAAATGATATAAATTCAATTGAAATTGATATTGCAGCTTATGGAATGTTTGTTGAAGAAGGTAGATCTTCAGGTAAAAACTTTGTACCTGTCTCTGCTATCATGCAGTGGTTGACAGAAAAAGGTATTGGTATTAGAAACCCACAAGGACAATTTGTAAAAGAACACAGAAAAACAAAAAAGAAATATGAAGAAGCAAAAAAAACAGGTAATATACTTCCTGCCGCCTTTGCTATTCAATCAAGTATAAAAAGATTTGGTATAAGAGCAACAAACTTTACTGAATTAGCATTAAATAAAATATCACAAGATAAACAGATTTTAAGTTTATTAGAAGGTCAAGCAATTGATGATTTAATGAATATAATTTCTGTAAGCGCAACAGTTAAATAATATAATAATATGAGTTTTGGATACCAACAATTATACGCAAATGGATTAAACAGTACCTCACAGATTAGAAGGTCAGCTGATTTTGTCTATCAAAGAGGTGGAACATATGAGGTTGTTTTAACCGGTACAACATTAGAAACAACAATGGAATTGGTAGTAGATTTATATTCTAATGATCAGAAAGTAGGAACTATGGCTCTTGTTCCATTTGATACACAATTATCGGGTTCAACTTATACTTATAAGTTTAACATTAGACCATATCAATATCTATCAAATTATGTTAATACAGAACATTATCAATATTATTGGTTAAATGATTGGGAAACTACAACAATGGATATAAATGTAAATGAATTATATTCAAATAGTATTAAAGCAAATTTTAAATATGGTTATAGATATTTGACGGGTACAACTTATGTAACAGAATATGTAACTATACCAACAAATGACTATAATCATTATACATATATTCCTGAAGGAGTAAATCCAACTGGTTTCACACCATCAGGATTTACCTCTACAGGTCCATATTTTGACTATGTAGGGGGTACATTTCAATTTGATAATAACTTCTTCACACAGAACTATGATCAAGAAATAGGGACTATAATAGGTTCTGGTTATACTATTGATACCTTATCATTATATAATAGAACTTCACCGATAGGACAATACTTAATGGACTATCCAACTGTACCTGAACAATCAGAAACAGGAAGATTTTTAACATCAGCACCACGTATCCAATATATACAACCTGACGAAAATTATGTATTATGGTATTTAAACGGACAGACAGGAGATAGAATGGTAATAGAAGCAGGATTTTTAGTTATTCAATATTATAGTGGTGCAAATTCACTTATCCATACATCAACAATAGATTTAAGAATTGCTGGTACAGAATATATATCACCATCAGGATATGACGATACATTAAAAAGATTTTCATTACCTGTAGGACCAGTCGATATTCAAAACTTATATTATTCAGGAGTAAGTTGGAATGATGTGGCTTATTATAGGGTTCAAATATGTTATGGTCTTCCAACATGGAACGCTGATAGATTAACGGTAGGTCCAATTGGTCCTATAAGTGAAATATTCTACTTTTATTTATATAATAATTGTCTTCCTGAAAATACAAGATTATGTTGGTTAAATGATCAGGGTGGATATGATTATTATACATTCCAATCTTATAGACAAGATAGTAAAAAAATTGAAAGACAATCATATGATAATAGATATTATGCTACCAATCTTTCTTCTCCCGATAGAAATGTGGGTAGAAGCAACAAAACTTTTGATACGAATATTGAATATCAAATCGTATTAGATACAAATTATTTATCTATACCAGAATCACAATGGTTAGAACAATTATTTTTATCACCACAAGTTTATATAATGAACGCAGATTATGTATCCCCTGTTGATAGACAGAACAAAATATATAAAGATTTAAGACCTGTTTCAGTACAATCAACTGAGGTTGAAACACTTAATAAAAAACACAATAAACTACGTAAATATAGAATTACATTATTAACTACCGATAGTTACTTTGTAAATAAAGGTTTCTAATTATGAGTCAACAACAACAAACTATTTTAAGGGTAGAAACAAATATTCCATCAAATGAAATTGTTTCAACAATTATATGGGAAACTGGTACAACTTATAATGCTAAGGATTTAGTTTTATATAGTGGTACGACATATCTTTCATTAAAAAATACAAATTTAAATGTTATACCTCCAAGTAATATATCTTATTGGGATGCTATTACGCAAAATATTGATTTAGACTTATATGGTTCTATACCAATTAAAATAGTTAGGGACTATGCAGATCTTCAAGACATATCACAAAAAAATACTGATACTGCATTAAATGTCTTATTACCTGGTTCAAAAAAGAATAATCAATTCTTTGAAAATTTCTTTGATGTTGATACACAATCATTTAGATTTAGTGCAGTTCAAAAAGTTAATTGTCAGGTATTAATTAATGATGAAGCATACTTTGTTGGATATATGAAATTAAATAAAATTAGTATCCAAAACTCAAAGGTAGAATATGATATTTCATTATATAGTATAGTTGCAACATTGTTTGCTGATATTGGTAATTTTCTTTTAATTGATTTAAATTACGATGATTTAGATTATACATTTAATCATATATTTGGATTAGGTACTGTAACTAATGGTTGGTATTACAGTAACTTTTCAAAAAATCAGGAACAACCACAACCTTATTTATACCCTATTGTTCACAATGGTTATTTATATACAGGAAGCACACCAAATGTAAGTGGTGGAACAATTGACGAACAAACAAGATTATATACATCCTCACCTATTAAACAAGGAGCTTATTCTACAGCAGCATTAGCGTTT